CCCTTCACCAGCAACCAATATGCCGGTGTACCCGTGGAAGGACGGCAGCCCGTGTATTTCTTCTTCAACATAGCGGGCGATTTCTTCTGCAAGGCTCCGGCGTACAGCAGCTTTTCGCACGAGATACTGACGGAATCGGCCTTCACGAGCATTTATGAAGGACTTAATACGAATAGAACATGAGACTACACATTGAAAAATCGGCGGGACTGTACCTCATTCCTTTCTACATAAGGCGGGGCGGTCCGGGTTATCGTGAAAAAATCATTTATTTTTTGAAGTGGCGAATTGCCGTTATTTGGAACAAGAAAGATGGACGCTAAGGAATTGAAACAGGTTTTGGAGCAGGACTTGTCGGTGCTTTCACCTCGTGAGAGAGCATACGCGCTGGCAGAAAAAATCAAAGTGTATCGTGAATATGGTATGAGAAACGTGGCGAAGGAAAAGGAGACCGACGTGGAGAAGGCTTTGCGCATGACACGCAATGTTTCCTTCCTCACCACGAAGGAAGAAAAGGAAATGTATGCGGGCGCTTTGCTGGCCGCAATCCGCTGGGGGCATAAGATTGACCGGATAAACAAGGCTTCGCAGAAGTCGGTAATTGAGCAGGCCGGTGGACAGAAGCCGGAGAAAAAAGCGGAGACGCAGGAAGAGCGAAGAGAACGCATACGCAAGAATTTTGAGAGATCTGTGAAACTACAAGATTTTTATAGGAGATATAATTAATGTACAGATTAGACAATCTAATAGAACAGTGGGCGACGGAGTTCAAGCTTGTCTCCCACAATCCCGAAGGCGGTGCAGACGGCAAACGGTTTTTCCGCATCGACTCCATATCGGACCTGAAACCCGTTATTCTGAGTCTGACGAAAATCAAGACTCCCGTAGTGGCATACAGCACGCAGATAGAAGGCTCGTCCAACGAGGGCGGAAACGGAACGTACTATCTGGCGAACATCTACATACTCGTTCCGCAGGAGAAAACCACAGCCCCCTACCGTGAGGACTTGAACGCGGCAAACGCCAAATATCTGGCAGTGGAGATAGCGGAAAAGCTGAAGGCATGGCTCATGGAGAAGAAGAAGAACGAAAAGCAATACCCGGAACTGAGAGGTCTAAACCTGAAAACGGCAGCTATGGGATCATTCCCCAAACATTTCAACAACTGGTGGCCGCTCCATATCCAAATGGATTATCTGAACGCCGATTACGTGTGCGTAAATCCCGAAGACTATCACCAGGACGAAGCCGGGGAGGGCGCACAGTCATGAAACGTCTGCCTCTTATAGTAGCCGCCTCCCTCCTCTGTGCTACCCTCTTCTTCGGATGCCGCACACAGCAGACCGGCACCACACGCATCATCACCCTTCGCGGCGACACTGTGATACGCAACCGTGTGGTACCCGTGGTATCGCCGGCAGACTCGGCCAGGATAAAAGCCCTCATGCGGTGCGACGAGAACGGACGTGTCCTCCTTGACTGGTACGAGCAGGAATGCAGCAAGAACGCGCGTCTGAAGTTCAAACTCGATTCGCTTGGCAAGCTGATGATAGACTTCGACGTTCTCCGCGATACGGTGTACATTCCCGTGGCAGACACAACCGTGAACCGCAGCAGCAGCGTGGAAGAAGTCAATACGGTGGAAGTGGAGCGAAAAATGCGCTGGTGGGAGAAATATCTTATAGGAGTCGGGATATTGGCGCATGGTGTGTTAATCGGCTTCGGAATCTTTAAACTAAGGAAATTGTGGATTTGATGAAAAAGACGAAAGTATATATCAGTCTGCCTATCTCAGGGCACGACATCGAGCAGGTGAAGAAACGCGCGGAGGAAGTGAAGCTGCGAATAGAGAACGACAGAGTGGAAGCCATTACCCCCTTCGACGTGTGCGACGAGAAAGACCGTCCATACTCCTACTACATGGGGCGCGACATCGAAGCCCTGATAGAGTGCGACGGCATCTATGTGTGCAACGGTTGGCACTCGTCGAAAGGCTGTCAGGCGGAAGTCCATGTAGCTGTGGTGTACGACAAGAAAATGGTGTTTGAGAGTAAAAGTAAGGTGTTTGTATGAAAATAGGTTTGCTTTCGGTTGACAGCAGTTATCCCAACCTCGCGCTTATGAAGATTTCCGCATATCATAAACAACGCGGCGATGAAGTGGAATGGTACTCTCCTTTCGAGCATTACGATAAGGTTTATGCAGCAAAGGTATTCAGTTTCACTCCCGATTACGGATATTACATCAATGCTGACGAGGTGGAGCGTGGCGGAACAGGCTACGACATACAGAAATGTCTGCCAAAGGAAATTGAAACCGTGCAGCCGGACTACAGCATATGTGGCTCGATAGAAAAGAATGTGGCATACGGATTTCTCACCCGCGGCTGTCCGAACCGCTGTAAATGGTGCGTCGTTCCTAAGAAAGAAGGTAAGATAGCTCCTTATATGGACGTGGAAGAAATAGCTATTGACGGCCGGAACAATCTTATTCTCATGGATAACAACGTGCTGGCAAGCGATTACGGTATCAGTCAGATAGAAAAGATAGTGAAGCTGAAATATCGGGTAGATTTCAATCAGGGACTTGATGCCCGTCTGGTCACTCCCGAAATAGCCAAACTCCTTTCAAAGGTGAAATGGATAAAGCGAATCCGTTTCGGTTGCGACACTCTCGGACAGATAGACGATTGTGAAAAAGCCATATCACTCCTGGAGAGAAACGGTTACAAAGGTGAATACTTTTTCTACTGCATTCTTCTGGACGATTTCGACGAAGCTTTCCGGCGCGTAAACCACTGGAAGCAGAGAGGCGGACGGTTCTATCCGCATTGCCAGCCATACCGCGACGTGAACAATCCTCACCAGATGATACCGCAATGGCAAAAGGATATGGCAAGCTGGGCAGACAAGAAGTGGATATTCAAGTCGTGCGAGTTTAAGGACTATGAGCCACGAAAAGGATTTAAGTGTAGTGCGTATTTTGAAAAGTAAGCTTTTATAAACTACAACTCCCCCCACCCTGATTGCAGGACTTGAACTCCTCGGTTTCCGTCGCAGCCTGATAGACGATTTCAAGGGAGAGATTACAGTGATAACCGACGGAGTTATCACTACAGCAGATAGAGATTTCCTGAAAAGGAATCCTGAATATGTGGAATTTTATCCGACGCAGGAATTAGATACAGTAAATCATGAGAACAAATGAAATCAGAAAAGCGGTGTTTCGCATTATCGAGAAATATACCGATATAAAAATAAAATCGGGCACCTTACTACGCGATGATGCCGGACTTGACAGCATGGAGCAGTTGGAAATATGCAATGATATAGAATCCGAGTTTAATTTAATCATTGAAGACAGTGAACTGTTTACCCCGAAAGTGGAGAATGCCACAGCAGGAGAAATCGTGGAAATGGTAATAGAGAAACTGAAAGAACAGGACGCGCAGCAGAAGGAAGCACCTGAAGAAGAAACGGAGGAGCAGACGGAAGAAACATCCGATAAAAATAATGAAACAGATACATCCGGTTTAAGACGTAGGCTCGCCTTAATGATAAACGCCCGTTCTATCCTGTATTTTAATAATATGATTACAGAATCAGAGAACGACCGCATACACTCAAAGATAATGCAGTTTGCCGAAAAGAGTAAAATTCAAATATCGCGTGCGCAAATAGATTCAGTGAATTTTACATACGACGATAATGCTAAAGACGAGGAGGAATAAATTATGTTTACACAATCATGTTTTATAAGGAAAAACTCTCCGGAGATTAGAGAAAAGCTTAAAGAGCTTGGATATCATGTGTACGATTTAGACATGAATAAGGATTCTCCGGCAGATTGGTGTACGGTTATTGAATCTGAAGCTGATTATGTAGGTATATGGTGTAAAGAACCTGCTAACAAAGAAAAGTTCCTTGATTGCGGAACTAATGAAGAGTTATTTCTTGCACTTGCAGCACTCAGGGATGATACCGATGCTTACCAGTGGTTTGTAAACGAAATCGGGAATGTTTGGTGGAGAACAGAGTTTGATTCTTTCCTGGAATGTTTCATTGAATCAAACGAAGATAGCGAATTAAAGTATGAAGATTTTCATAAAGCAACACCTGAAGAACTTATCAAACATTTCAAACATGGATAAAGAGAATAAAGATTTAAGATGCAAACTTGCTTTAATGATAAATACTCGATTTTTTTTGTATGAAAATAAAATGATTACTGAAGCTGAGAATGAACGTATTTGTAAAAGAATAAACAAGTTCTCAGAGAAACATAATGTCAAATTGTCCATAGGACAGATACACGGTGTTTCTTTCGTTTATGACGATAATACTAAATTTGAAGATGTGTTAACCAAACATTTTGGACATGGATAAAGAATACAAACGTGGTTTGCTTCGGAAGTTTTCTCCATACACGGAAGTAGATGAATTCTCAGACGAAAATGATGCTTTCGACTCTATAGTGTTAGGCTTATATCTATCATCAAGAACAAGACCTAAGCCGGAACAGGTAACAGAACAACAACTTGAAAAATTCTCAGAACAAATGAATGAAATGTCAGAAAAATACGGTAAAAGACCGATAGAAGAGGTACGGGAAATGTACCGTGGTCATATCAGAAGGATTTTAATTGGGTTAAATAATTTATATAATAATGGAGTTCTTTCAGATTCTGATTATCAGCAGGCTAAAGAAAGATTGAAAAAGGTAGCCGATGAATACAATATTGATAATTTTGAGAATCTGCCATACATAGAGGAAACACAAGATTTGATTCAAAAAGAGAATGAAGAAAAGACAGAAAGACTTGCAGAAATATTGAATGACTGCCTTGAAGAACACGGGCTCGCTCGTCTCTCTTCTGCTTCTCCCTCTCCCACCCTACCCGTTTATGTTTTGGAGTCCAAACCGGAATTTCCAGCAATGATTAATTGCAGTTTTAAAGACGGGAAAGCAAAACGTTGTGAGTGCAGAGCAAAAGAAAGAATGACGAAGAAACAGAATAAAAGATATTAATATGACAACAAACATTACAATCATAGCAGTAACCTTTCTCCTATGCTTCACATTCCTTGTGGCATACTTCGGCTACCTCATAATGAAAACTGAGATTTATAAAGTCCGCAGGTTGCTACGCATTATTGCCAGGCTAAGGAAGGAACTCTTAGAACTTAGAAAATTCTCTGATGAGACAATATATGAATGGGGTAAAGATATGGATAAAAGAAATAGTCAGTACGACGAACTTCTCGATAAATTTTATCAGTATGAATCCGCAAAACAAAACAACAATGAACTTTAAATCACTACCCACAACCAGCGAACAGCAGTCGCAAACGCTACTTAAAGCCGGACTGAATCCAAAGACTGCCGACTGTTACATAGAAGAAGACGGCCACACGATAATCGCGAGGGATGATTACAATTTGGAAATAGCATTAGATTATCGGAACCTCACTCCGTCGTGGAGTCTTTCCCGATTGTTGGATATGATGCCGTTTGAAGTTCCCGATCCTAAATCGGGATATAAACCACATCACCCTGAATTAATAAAGCGTCGTGAGGACTATGTTCTTTCGATAAGAAGATCTACAGCCGACTGTCTTGTAGGAACACATATCGAGGACAATCCGATAGAATGTGCAGTTTCTATGATAGGCTGGCTGATACGGAAAAATCATTTCAATAAAGAATATCTAAAAAAGAAATAACCATGCAAATACTCAAACAAATCTACCCTACCGCCCGTGTGCCGCACCGTTGCGACCTTTGTGGCGGTACTATCAATCCAGGAGAAACATACAAAAGGACTACCGTTTCGGAAGACGGCAGAGTGTCCGATTCTGTTACGCACATACATTGCAGCAATCTTATAGACAGGCTCGATATGGACGAATACTATGAGGGTGTTTTGATTGAGGATTACGAATGTATCGTTCAGGACTATGTTTCGGACAATCATCGTGATGATCCGCAATGGGATATAAAGGATTTGCCGAAATGTACAAGAATGATTTATGAAGAACTTTGTAAGGAGGAAAGTAAGGTATGAAAATAGCAGGATGTGTGTTCCGCCAGTCAGAAATTCAAATAAACAACGAGAACACTTTTGCAGCACGTTACAGGAAGAGAACTATATACGTTTCGTCTGAACATGGATTCGGAAAAGCAAAAGAGCCAGGAAAGACTCGATTTTATCAGGAAGTATATGGTGATGATGGTATTTACGATATGGAATGTTATAATGATTTCCACAATATCGAGGAAGCAATTATAGATACGTTAGAAGGTGCAGGTTTAGCAAAGAACAATTAAAAACGAAATAATTATGCGAAGAATCATACAAATAGATGAATCAGAATATAATCAGCTTGTAGATAAGGCAAACCTTAACGAAAAGCAGATTGAAGAAAAGGCCGTAGCGCTTTATGAGGAGAAAGGAGTAGCTAACGTAGATATAACCGTGAAAACGGACAGCGATTGTTATTCCTCCAGATACTTTAAATGCGGTAGCTTTGTGTGGTATAAGGATGAACGTTTCTTCATTTCTGAAAAGTTGAGAAACAATCTTAGAAAGTTTATTACAGAACTGGTGCAGTATAAAGTAAACCAGGATTACGAAAAGCCTGAAAGGCTTGCAGAGGATTATGAACGCAAGTTGAATTTCCTTAAAAATGTGCGATACATTTTTTACGCTGTAGCTTTATCCGGCTGGGCCGCATTTGTAACATTATTATGTATGAAGTAAATTGAAACAGTAGAATATGAAACAGATAAACGAAATTGACTTAAACTCTTACCGTGACAGAGTTTATCAGAATGCGGTAAACCATGGGTGGCATGAAGAAGAGAAAAGTATTGAGCATTGGCTTTGCATGGTAATGTCCGAACTGATGGAAGCGGTGGAAGCAGACAGGTTGGGGAAATATGCAGACCGAAACCAGTTTGAGAATTATATGAATCTGGTAGAGCGTTCAAACGACGAATTTGTATATGCTTTCAAATATGGAATAAAAGACTCGGTTGAAGATGAGCTTGCAGATGCTTGTATCAGGCTGTTTGATATGGCTGGAGTATATAATGCTGATTTTAATCTTCTCACTCCTACCGAATATGAAACTTCAAGATATTCAAAATTAACTTTCACGGAGTCTGTTTATAAGATGATTGAAAATCTTTGCCTTTTCCAATTTAATATAATAGGACACCTGGACGAAATCTTTACCTTCTGCCGTTCTCGCAATATAGACATTTTCTGGTTCATCGATCAGAAGATGAAATACAACGAATTCCGGCCATTTAAACACGGTGGAAAGAAATATTAATCAGTTAAAACATGTAAAGCAATCCGGTTTGATTTTTGTCAGACCGGAACCCGCTTTACAAGTCATTCTGGGAGCGAAAAATTTTCATTGCAATCACAGAAAATTTTTATTGCATTCGCAGAAAATTTTCATTGCAATGCCGGATTTACGTTTTCGCAACCTCATTTTTACGGCGTAAAATAAACGCTTTATTTTGACATTTAGAAACAATTTGTTTACATATATTTGCAATCATGAACACGACATTTGAAAAGTCAGCAAACAGTACCGACGAATGGTACACCCCGAAAGAAATACTCGATGAGCTGGGCCCTTTCGACCTCGACCCATGTGCGCCGGTAGTTCCACTGTGGCCAACGGCTGCCACCATGTATAATAAGAACGACGACGGACTTTCTAAGCCGTGGTTTGGCCGTGTATGGCTCAACCCTCCCTACTCCCGTCCGCTCATCGAGCAGTTTATCAACCGCATGGCGGAACACGGAAACGGCATCGCGCTTCTATTCAACCGGTGCGACAGCAAGATGTTTCAGGATGTGATTTTCAAGAAAGCATCCGCCATGAAGTTTTTGCGCCACAGAATAAAGTTCTACAGGTCAGATGGTTGTAGGGGGGGGTCGCCCGGATGTGGCAGTATTTTGATAGCTTTTGGCGATGAGAATGCAAATGTCATTCGTGATTGTAAGATAGAAGGTAAATTTGTATCACTTAAAGATTAATCGTTATGGATAAGGAAGAAGAAGAAAGACTGGAATACAAACAGTATATGCAGGTGGTTGACGCTTGTCGTGAATTATTCAAAAAGAAATTGCAGGATTACGGTGCTGCATGGCGCATTCTACGCCCGGCGTCCGTGACCGACCAGATATATATCAAAGTGGCTCGCATCCGTAGCCTGCAGCTCTCCGGCGAGAACCTGGTGGGCGATTCGATAGAAAGTGAGTTTATCGGTATCGTGAATTATGGTATTATCGGACTGATACAGTTTGAAGATGGGTTTTCTGAAAAGAATGATACGCCAATCGATTTGGCGGAGAAACTTTACGATAGTCACTTTGCAGAGTGCTTTAACGTAATGAAAAAGAAAAACCATGATTACGGCGAAGCATGGAGGAACATGCGTGTGGAGACTATCACAGATTTAATTTTGACAAAGGTGTTCCGAACAAAGCAGATTGAGGACCATGACGGGCATACTATCGCATCGGAGGGAATCCCTGCCAACTACATCGACATGGTGAATTATGCTATCTTTGCGTTGTGCCTGCTTCAGGAACGTCCGGTTTCAAGTACAGATAAATTAGATGGTGAGGAAATGCCAGATTTCTCTTTAATGCCAATTCCTCCAAGTGGGAAATATTATGCGGCAGAACGTAATCCTGAAGTAAATCCTTCCACTGAAACCAAGTAATAATTTTGTATCACTATGTTTGTAAATTGGAAAAGATACTATATCCTATGAAACTATTCAAAAAACTGAAAACCTTCTTCTCTGCTCCCCCCACCCCACTGTCAGAGGAAGCGCAGGCAGTAGAGTTTTTACGGAAGGAATCGGCACCGTACAGGGCGGTGCAGTTTGTCGACCGCATGGTCACTTCCGGAACCATATTCATCCGTCAGGAAGAGTCGGAAGTGTACATATCCACCAAATTAGTCTATCTGTATGCCGACAAGAAACTATGGACTAATTTTCTGAAATCTGTCGGACTTTGGTTTTGTTACCAGAAGTCGCGCGAAATGTGGAGCCGCAGGTTTGTCGATGCGGAGAATCAGGCCATCCGTGAATCCGGAAAGACACCGGAGGAACTGGGAGAAGCGGAAGTGCGTAGACTGAAATGGGAAGCTCGCCAGAAAGTAAAAGTAAGCGACCTGTCTGCCCCGGCTCCAGGAAAATATAATTTCCTGCTCGTGTCCGAACATGACGGTTCGCCCGTGCTGGTAGGAAGTTATCAGGACGGACAAGTCACGATGCGTAATTTTGACGAAGTGAAGGACCTGCTAAAAAAATAATGCTATGCCGGTACGTGGATATGTCAAACCGATTTCTGCAAGGCAGAAGTTGGAATTTATTATTCAAGAAGCGCTCGAAGCCATAGAAAATAACTTCGAAACGCAGGGTATTTTCCCCTATGAAGTGTATCCTGGATACAGGGAAATAAACGAGGAAGCCGGTACCGGATCATGGAAAAGTACCGGAAAAGGTATGCAGTCTTTCCGTGGCCAGATACTTGCCGACAAGGTATCCAATTCGCGCATAGATTTCTTCTACGACCGTCACCTTGATTTCGTGGATATGGGTGTGGGCAAAGGTCGTCCCATCGGGAAAGTGGAACGCCGTTTGAGCGCGGACTACAAAATCCGCTACATGGAGTGGAACGCGAAGGAAGGAAGTACGCAGCGTCCGGCCATTTCGATGGAGTTTCGTCACCAGACGCGAAGGATGCAACGTTACTGGGCAAACCGTTTCAAATTTGATGCTCAGTGCGTGCTTGTTTTTGGTATAGAAGGTACACTCGAAGGTAATGAACCCGAATATACTTAATTCACAGTTTGAAACTTTGGTAAACAAATTTAAAGATTACGAGGTAAGGGGATTTTCGGACGATTTTATGCCGGAATCCCCCTTCACCCCCAAAAAAGAAGGTTGTCCCCTACCCTTCCAGACAAAAAACGCAACTGCCGGACAACGAAAAACGCCTGTTTTGTCTGAAATTCACTTCGTTTTGTCCAGACTGATTTTCTGTAAACTACTATATATCAAAACAATAAGCCTAAAAATGGGGTTATTTTGTCCAATTGTCTGAAATTTCGGGTAAATTACTTATGTTTCAAAAATATTTTTCTGTTGTGCCGTGCGTTGTGCGTCCTAAATGTTTACAAATTATAAACAGGTGAGTAAGTGATTGCGTGAGTAAATGTATATACACCGAAGTGAATCTGTGATAAATCATCTGTTCACCCAGGTGTATGTGTACTTTCTCACTCAGGTGTGTTTGTGTTTTTCTACAAGTGATTTTGTGTGTAAGTGATTTTGCATTTGCGTGACTACGTGACAATGCACGCAGGTGAGTATGTGAGTGAAGATGTATAAATGTGTACGTGATTAATCATCTACGCATATATACATTTATGCATATAATAACTTACTCACTTACGCACTTACGCACGCGTTCACTTACACACCTGAGTGTGTGAACACATAAACATTTAAACATATAAACACATACACATATAAATGTAAATTCACTTAAATGATAAAGCACGTAATCACATGAGTGTTTATTCACATTATCACATGAACACCTAAATATTTTCTCACTTAATCACCTAAACACTTGCACATATTTTAAATTTTGCCTACATTTGCAGTGTCGAATTTAAACATATAAGAAAATGGCAAAAATTATTTCAGTGGTCAACTTCAAAGGGGGAGTGGCCAAATCAACCACAGCTTTTAATCTTGCGGCTGCACTTTGGATGTGCGGCAAACGTGTTTTGATAGTAGATGCAGATCCGCAGTATGAACTTACTACCCGTATCGGGTTTAATGAGCGCGATGCGGAGACTATGTATGAATGGATGCTGTCGGAGGGTACGAAGAATGAACTTCCGGCTCCTATATATAACAGGTATGCCGGAAACGATGATTTCTGTTTTATCCCATCAAGTTCAAAGGTCTCAAACATCGAGCAGGCTCTTGTCACTCAGCCCAACCGCTTCAAGTCTCCGTATATGATATTGAGAAATCTGCTGCATAAGTATTGCGAAGATTTCGATTATATCTTCCTGGACTGTCCACCGTCGCCGGGATTTATGAATAATCTGGCTCTTATCGCGAGTGATGAAATTATCGTGCCTGTGGAATGTGCCGGTGAGTCAATCGACGGACTTATCAAACTTGATATGACTATTCAGGACGTGAAGGAACAGGTGAATCCTGATTTGACGATAAAAGGCTACCTGCTTACCAAGTACGACGACCGTACAAAAATCACACGAAAAATCAGAGAGGAAATTTCGGAGGAGGGGTTACTCCTGAATACGAAAATCCGCTCGTCTATCAAGTTTAAGGAGGCGGGTATGTTCTATAAGAACATCTTTGAGTATGATCCGAACGGAAACGGCGCCGAGGATTATATGTCGCTGGCAGAGGAACTGTTTGATGTGAAAAGGCCGGACAACTGGAAGACTGTTTCGGCTGAGTGTTGGGAAAAGACTATTGGTTCGCAAACCGAGGACGAAGAATAAAGAAAGGAGGTTGATATGGTATCTTTTCAGAAAAGCAGAAGTGCGCAGACAGGCAAAGAGGGCTCTTTCCTGCAGAAGAGAAAAAAAGAACTTCAGGGAAATGGTTCTGGAATAGCCGATGATTTTTCCGCTCCATTGCATCAGCCGGAAGAAATGTATCAGTCTGAACAAGCATATAGTCAGACGATGGGAGAGGGGAGTGATAAAGTGCCGGTGGCGGTTCCGGAACAGACAGACGAAGGAACTGTGCCTGAAAATAAGAAGGAATCTCAAAAAACTTCCGAAAAGGTTGGGGAAGCAACGGAGAGTAAAAAGAAAAAGACCATCATCAGAAAGACCATCGCGATAGAGGAAGATGTATTCATGCAGCTTCAGCTATTAAAGGCTTATCACCGGCTGGACCATCAGGACGTGATAGCGGTGGCCGTGAAAGAATTTCTGAAGCGTCACACTGAGAACGGACGCATTAAGGAAGCCGACATAAAAAGCATCATGAAGATGGTAGACGAACTGAAAAAGTAAATCCACATCCTATTTTCAGTATATATCTTTGGCCTGCATACTTTAGGTGTGCAGGTTTTTTTGTATATTTGTGCCGTATTCGACACTTTTCCCCGTTCAGGGAAAAAGTTAGGGGACGCAAGCCGTTTCGCGCCCCCTTTTCTTTTTTATATATAGGATAGTTTACAAGCTGGTTCCGTGCGAATCCTGCTCTGACAGCACATCCGACGTGGCGTATTTCCTGGGAGAAGGACTTTTGAGCTGGTTTCTCAGTACGGCCACTTCTTCGCGCAGCCTTATTATCTCATCGCTTTGCTCCTTCAACCGCTTTTCGTACTTCGTTTCAATGGATTTTCTTTCCTGCTGCAGCGATTCCATGTTCTTCTTCGCCCATTTCTCGGCGGCCGCTTCACGTATGTCGCCTATGCGTTCCAGAAAGTCTTTCTCCATCTGGTTTATTTTGTTTTCATATCCTTCCTTAATCGCCCTCATCTGCTCCTCATATTTCATCACTTCGGCCACATTGATGGATTTTTCCGAAGGCAGGCTTTTAAGTGCTTCTGTGTGGTCCTTGTCGTCGGTGTAAAGCGGTGATACCGGCATACCGTTTTCGGTAATGAAATCTCCCAGAGGGATTTTGAATTCATTGCAGATTTTCAGCAGCTTGGAAATGTAAATGTCTTCGCCGTGCACCCAGCGTATTACGGTCGGTCGTGAAGTATTGGTCGATTCGGATAAAGTGCGCTGTGAAAAAGTCTTATTTTTTATATGCCTGGTAAGGCTTTTGTGATTGTATTCGTACATAAAACTTGAATTAAATGTTAAAGATTTAATCTCTCACAAAAAAATGGTATATAAACTTTACAAATGGTATAGATTATTTACTATCTTTGTTCAAATTTAAAAAATTTCCATCGAATGAGAAAATTGTATTTTGCAAAAATACTTAATGGTAGAGGGCACTCTAAGTCTTCCGACTTCTCCGTAAAGGAAAAGGAAAAACTGTTTTCATTCTTTGAAGGTTACGGCATGAAACGCGGAACGGTTTACAACCGTTTTTTCCGTGACGGGTTCAAGGAGTGGGAGCTGTGCGGAGTGGAGTTCTGCATTAAAGATTATTGCCACTCGAATGGGATTGAACCGCCTGCAGACATGAGAACTTTCTTCCGCGAAAGTGAGCGGAAAGAAATGTTTATCTCTTACATGAGCAAAATGGGCATGTCTCGCCCCACCGTGCGGAAGCGTTTTGCTGCATGGTCATTCAAGGAGTGGGAGCTGTCTGGCGTCAGAAACCTTATCGACCGTCTGCTGGCGGAGGAGGTGGACGATGCTTAAACCGTTTGAATCATCCCTACAGCCGGGTGGTGAAATCACGATACGGATAGTAGGAGAGAACACCTGCTTTATGTTCGATTCTACCGAAGGTTCCGATTTCATCGCGTCGCTGGTGGATGAAATGGAAAGGCGGCATCCTTCCGTGGTGCGTTCTGTGGAACAGAAGATCAGGCTTACCAACCGTTCGCTCTATGCCGTAATGATGAAGGATTTGAGGACTTACCGTCTGAACGTGGCGCGTGTCATTCTTTCCTGCTGTTTCGGTGAGAACGATGAGCATCCCGACTGGGACGGTAAGGAGTTCCGGTTTGAGTTCCCGCGCATGTGCCGTGATGCTGCCTATTGCGTATGGAACGGATATTCGGAGCGTAACAAGGACAGCTACAAGGTGATTTGCGGTGCGAAAGCGGAATACGGATTCACTCCGCAGGAAAGGAGAGTGGTGCTGAACATTCAGCGCGGAATTACGGATTTAGGAACCATTGCCGATGTGATGGGGCTCACGAAGGCAAGCATCTGGAAGTTCATGACTTCCATTTACCGGAAAACGGAAACCACTTCGCTTCCGGATCTGGTGTCAAAGATTAAGGGATTGAAATTGTAAATGCCATGCGTAAGTATAAGCTGATACCCAAAGAAAAATGCCGGCAGGCGTTCGACCTGTATAGGGAGCGCAACCGCTATTCGCCAGTCAGTCTGATCGCGTTTTGCGAAGCCTGTAAGATACCCTATTGGGTAATGCGCCGGTGGATGCGGAACAATAACGAAACGGTGCGCCAGGCGCGGACGGGTGTTCCTGCAAGGGATAAGGTGCGGATGCCCGACATGGGAATTGGTTTTTACTGCATTGACTGGGAAGACGGAAAGCCTTATCGGCTCATTTTCCGCATTCTTCCGTTTGAAATCGCCACTAAGATTGGCGAAATCATGCTTTCCATGAGGGTGTGCAGCTCGTGTGAGGTAAAGACAAAGACAGATTCCTACCGACGTGATTACGTGGCAGAACGGATTGAAATCAAAACCGAAGGATATACCGAAGGTTTTTCTGTTGAAAACTTGGAGAGGCTTTGCCGGGAGGTGGCTTTTGCCAGTGGATATGATTTGTACGAGCTCCCGGTGAACGATTTGATTAACCTGAAAGTCAAGACGGCTTTCAACAAAAGAAAAAGATATATATGAAAAAACTGAATGTGGTTGTGGATATTGAAACATTGTCTTTAAGGCCCGACGCGGCTATTATCAGTATTGCGGCGGTGCCGTTTGTTTTGGATAAGAAGTCGCTACAAGATAATAATAAATACGGGTACTACGGTGTTCCTGCTTTCGATGAAATGACGAAAGGTGTATCATGCCCTGAAGAATATGCTCATTTCTATGAAACAATCGACGCGACATCATGCGCCATGGCTGGAATGGCTTTCGATATGGAGACTGTCAAGTTCTGGTCCGAAATGCCCGATGCGGCAAAATCCGCCATCCTTGAAAAACCGCGCGTAAGCATCCGTCAGGCATTAGAGGATTTTGTGGCTTACCTGGATAATCTGAAAGGAATGAACCAGGCCGATGAGCTTGTTATCTGGACGCAGGGAAGTGACTTCGATATTCCGATACTGAAAAATGCCATGTACAAGGTGCTCGGACTTACTCCGGAAACGCTTCCGTGGAAGCACCGCAATATCCGCGACGCGCGTACTTTCATGATAGAATCGCTATCTTTGGTTTATCCCGACACTCCGGTGAACGAGCTTTACGGAAAACTTCTGCCATACGACGAACTGACGAAACACAACAGTCTGCACGATTGCATGTGGACGGCTCTGAACATTATCAACGAAAAACGTCGATTGTATGGAATGTTTACATCTGGTGACGGGGGAGAAAAAGCTTCTTCGGACTGATTATTTCCGCTTGAATCCGTGGTTCAAGAGAATGAGGGCAGATATGGGTGCGGCCGAGTTCGACGAATGTTACCGCGGAGTTTACAAGCTTATGAGCAAACTCTATTTCGAGAATTATTTCATCATCGAAAAGGTTTGCATCAAGAAACCTGAGTATCACGATATAGTCTTGGCCTGTTGCGATGTATATTGGCACATGGATTTGTTCGTCAATATGGATTACAACCGCGAAACGGACGCGATAACAGTCAGACGGCCTACGTTCCCGTTTCTGAAATGTACGGATCACTACTGGCCGCCCGACGTTTACAGCCGACTTATCCGACAACCGGGTTTATGGGGAATAAATCCTGAAGATGTATAACTTTCCATTATCTGAAAAAATGAGCGATTTATTAGAAACATTAGACAATATAGACTTGAATGCGGTGATGCAGTCACACGGCTTCCAGCCTGCAGCAAAGCAGGAGAAGGAGGACGCTGTGATGTATTTCTGCCCGTTCCACAAATCGGACAGGCAGCCGCATTTCCTTATAAGCAAAGGCTCGTCACGCGGAGGTCTGTACAATGCTCCGGCATGGCGCTGTCTTCGTGATGAACGCCGCAGCGGTTACGGAGCCATTGCGCTGGAAGCCGCACTTTCGGGTATGTCGGTCGAAGGTAACGACTTGCGCCAGGTGATGCAGAGCCTTTGCAAGATAGCCGGTATAGACGCCGACTGCCTGAATGACGAGAACCGCAACGGCATAGTTTCTTTTCCCGACGGATTTCCTGCCGAAGCTTCCGTGGAGCGCATGGAAGGTTTCACTCCATACGCATTGCAGCTTTTGGGGTGCCGCACAGAGAGAATGTATGAATATAAGAAGGGCGAGGGTAGGGCAGCACTGAAAGATGAAGAAGGGCAGCCCGTATATCGTTATTCTTTCGGACCGAAGTTTTCCGACAAGTACGCGAAAGACTCCAATTTCGACATCGAGCGTCTGCACACCGAAATGTGCTGCTGGCAGATTGCATCGTATATCACTCCCGGCAAAGGCAAGAGCAAAGGTACAAAGGTGACAGCCCATGAGCTTTATCCTATCTTCGCATTTATCTACACCACGAAGGGAGACAAGGAATACGGCATCATCTACGAACCTGAATACAGCGAGCCGGAGAGCGGAGTATGCGGCCGTCGTACAGTGTTCTACACCGGCGGACTGGCAGAAAAGGACGTGAATCTCACTCTTTGCGGCGACGCGGTTTGCATGGAAGTATTGAAAGG